AATTCTATTTTAAATTATTGGTCAGAAAACGAAGGCGCTTGGCGTGGTGAGCCCGAGCTTGCTGAGCTTATGATTAAAACTATTGAGGGGGATGTTAAATGAAAAGAACCCCATTGCCAGAAGATAAAGTTTTGAAAGTTATGTTTGCTAGAATGAAATCATTTCTTGATGATGGTGATTCTATAGAACTAGCAGAGCGTAAGTCTGGCATATCTCAATGCATGAGCCTTTATCTGCAAAAGCACTATCATGGATTCAAAGAGTTTAGACAAAAATATACTAGAAAGCACAAGCATAATTATTTTAGATCGTATGAATATTTAATAAAAACAATTGAAGAAAGAAATTTAAAACACAAACAAGAAGTTGAAAGATTAGAAGCTCTTGAAAAATCAGAGCTTCCATTTGGAATTAAAAATATTAATCAAGACTAGTTCTATAATCAAGAATATCAGTCTTTAAAAATCTAGTTATACTAACAGTGTTAGATTGATTACCGCCCAACACCCAAACATATTTATAATCAGACTTTACAAAGAACCCAACATGTCCTTGCCACGACAAAGAGCCTCTTTTTAAAACTACAATACAGCCTTCGTGTGGCTTTGTTTGTTTAGCCCATCTTAGCCAAGACCTAGCACTTGCGGATCTTGTCCCATTTCCCCCAGCATATTGAATCTTTTTATTTACATAAGCAGAACACCAAGCGATCTTAGAATCATCTAGCATTTCTGGATTACCAAGCCCATCGACAGCCTTATAGCATTCTGTTATAAATGGATTAGACTCATTTCCTGATATCTCATTCCAATTTAATTCTAGATCTTTTTTTGCAGCTTCATAAGCTTTTAAAACTAATTTCATTATGCACCCACTGGTATTAAAGAGTTTAAAAAGTATATTTCATTAACGGCTTGTTCTCTATTCTGTGCTGATAGATTGTGCAGATTTATTGCTGCATTTCTAGCTTGAATAAAGTTCTTAATTTTTTCTTCTTCAGTTTTGGCTCTTATTCCTAGTTCTTTAAATATAATAACAATGTGATTTAAAGAGACTGGGTTATTTGGCTTCATATTTAAAGCTACTTTAGCAAGACCTAAAGCCCCTTCAAAGTCATGAGCTCTTAAAGCAAAGTCTGTAGCTGTAATAATACATTCCGGTGATTGTGGACAAGCATCGATCATTGGCTTAATTAAGTTATTTTTAAACCACTCATAACCATGTTCTGCCATTTTCTTTCTTTCCATTTCAATCATAGCCATCCACGCTTGAGGATATTCTGGCCAAATCTTTGTGGCTTCTTCATATTTATAATCAATGAACTTTAAGAAAGCTTCTTTAATTAAGTGCATTGCTGACTTAATTTGATCAACTTCTAGTTTTAAAACAGGTAATGATTCATTTTCTTTTTTAACTTTGCATAAATATGTATCACCATAGATAACATGATCTTGCTTGATTATTTCAAAGCCAGACCTTAACAACATCGATTCAAACATTTCTCTAGTCCACACGTTGATATGATTTGGATCGTAATAATAATCTAGATCAAAGCCATCTAAACCAAAGTTAGACATGGTATTAAACCAAGTTGGAACACTGATATAAAGAACTCCATCTTGTTTTAAAAGTGTTGCATATTTTTTAAGCTCTTCCATTGGATCAATTTGATGTTCTAGAACTTTATAGCTCATGATCATGTCATATTTTTTAGAAGCATCAATTTCATCTGCAAGCTTATAACCAAATTCATGAAAGCATACGCGCTTCATAGACTCAGTTAATTCCACCCCATTTATATCTGCATCGGGGAACACTTGATGAATCATATTTAAGCTCATTCCATAAGCACACCCAACATCACAAACTGTAATCTTCTTATTTTCTCTTTTCCACTCAGCAAAAAGATCATTCAAGAACGCTAGGTGAAAGTAATTTTTTCTTTGCCCTGTGAATGAGTTATTTATTGTTGGGGCTGGCCGATAGTCCTTTTTGTAATGCTCAAGCATTGCTTCTTTGTTTAAAAGCTTGTCTGGGTAAGAAACCATTCCACAATCTAAGCATATTGCCATATTGATCTTGTTACCCTTCTTATCTTTATCTTTAAATCTGAAATGATCTGCATTTTCCCAGTGAGAATTGCCACAATTAGGACATTTTGCTTGCATTGTATTACCCCTTTTTAATTAGTTTATTTAAGAAAATTATTTGTGAAGCTAGCTTCTTAAAGTCTTTAGTTGATATTGCTTGCTCTGAATCTGATAGACTCTTATCGGGTGAGTAATGAGTCTCGATCAAGACACCATCTGCCCCAGCTGCTACACAAGCAAATGCCATAGGACTTACAAGATCGCGTCTTCCAGTTCCATGGCTTGGATCTCCAATAATAGGAATATTCGTAATAGCTTTAGCTGCGGGAATAATGCTAACAGATAAATCCCATCTAGAATGATTTGTATGGCTTACAGATCCACGCTCTATTAAAGCCAAGTCTTTACACCCAAATCTTAATATATACTCAGCAGCCCCTAGCCATTCATCCAGAGTAGCCCCTGGATGTCTTTTTAAGAATACTGGCTTACCAGATTCCCCCACTTTTTTAAGTAAGGTATAATTCTGCATCTGACGACAACCAACTTGTAAGCAATCAGCATATTTTAAAACAGTGTCGAAGGATTCGTCTGTGTAATCTAAAACCTCAATGATATTCTTATACCCGAAGTCATAGGCTACATCGTGAAAGTGTTTGATAAGATCGATGTCTTTCCACCCGAATCTTGATCCTGGATAAGTTCCTGCTGAGAATACACCACCCCTAAGGTGAGTTACCCCAAGGCCATGAATCTCTTTAGCAACTCTTGTTATTTGAGCTTTATCCTCAACGCTACAAGGTCCAGCAATGAATATAAAATCATCATTTGGTCTTTTATATTCTTCGACTAGTGGATATTTAGGAATAGGTCCGAAAGTTCTTTTGTATGCATAATTAATCATTAGTAACTACTCTTTCTAAAGAATTCTCTTAAGGCTTCGTCTCTTTTTCTTTTTGCTGCTAACATCTTTGCTTTGTCTGTTGCTGAAATGTTTTGCATTTCTAAATTTGAAATGCCATCAAAAGGCATTGGGTTTACCTTTTTAATAATTCTCTTTGCTGTGATTTCTAGTGATCTTACACATCTAGCAAACCAATTATTCATATCATCAGTATTTAATTTCTGTTTTGCTAGATCGTCCATTCCACAAGAAATTTGATATTTAAGTTTAGCTAATGCGTTTATGTTGTTAGTTTTATAGCACTTTGTTAAAAATTCATTCCACCCATTATTAGACCCTAGAGTATATAACTTCATTAAATCGACTGGATCATATTTTCTCATTTGATTTAACCCTTACTTCTATTTCCTTTTTAATTCTTTCGCGAAACTTAGGCGACATTGTAGATAAAGATCCGTGTCTTTTAGTGTAAAAGAAACAAGGCTTTTCATAATATGCTATTTTAAGTCTATCCTTAGCTCTTAAAAATAAATCATACCCCTCATAACCCCTAAGACCGTCTGTAAATTTAATAAAGTTAAGAGCATTTTTATTAAACATTGCCCCCCCAACATGATTGCATTCCTTACCTTTTTGAATGCTGTCATAAGATCCGTTATAATTATCTGGATATATGATCTCAGCATTGACATGATTTATATAATCGACCATGTCAGATAATACATTTTCATGAGAAAAATAATCATCACTATCAATTCTAATAATAAATTTACCCTTAGCTTTTTTAAGGGCAATGTTACTAGATGTTGAAAGCCCTTGGTTTGATTCATTTCTGTAATAGATAATGCGAGAATCTTTCATTGCTTCTTTAGCCATGATAGAAAATGTCTTATCTGTCGAGTGATCATCAATAAGGATGTATTCTATATCGTTATAAATACTCTGTTCTTTTACTGATTGAATAGCATTGTGTATGAATGATTCTGAATTAAATGCGCAAGTGTAAACACTTACTAAAGGCTTTTTATTAATATCTATCATCCATATATTTTTATTAATTAAGTCAATAACAGAACTAAAATTAGCATTAGTCCCAAGTATTGAGTAAATAATTTGAAATAATTTAAAGTCTTCTTCATAGTCTAATAATAAATTTAATCCTTTAATATTTGACGGGCCATTTTCTTTATTAAAATTAATGGTATTTAAAGAAGTAGTTCTTACTGCATAAGATATATATTCTACATTTTTATATTTAATTGCAGCTTCTTTTAAGCAGCCATATTTAATAACTTCAAAGTTAGTCCCAGGAATAAGATTAGATGTATAAAGATAATCTGCCTTTTGTTTTATGAAGATATCTAGAGACTCCATAAGTGACAAAGTGTCTATAAAGATCTTGTCATGAGTTATTCTGATAACATTTTCTATATTAAATTGCTTGGCTACTTGATGAGTCCTGGCTAATGGATCTTCTTCGTGTTCTGAGTTATGGATAATCACCATTGGATTCTTTGGAAAACTCTCATCATTTCTATATTCATGGAACTCAGACTGGGGAACTGTAACAATAATAGGGATCTGAATACCGATGAGATTATTAACTAAATGAGATATTACTGTTTTTCCTTCAAGCTTAAGATGCGCCTTTTTAGGCAAGCGATTAGACTTAAGCCTTGAACAAATGACTATAGCAAACTTAATCACTAAGACCCCCAGGGGTGAGAATATCCTTTGAAAGATTCGTGACTTGAGCAAGTCTTACAAGGATTTGAATTAAATGCTGATTTATCTTTTAAAGATTTTCTTATTTTCTTTGCTTTTTCAGAATTGAATATTTGATAAATTGAATTATCGTGAATATTTCCAATGCTTAATTTACTAGCAGTATCAGGACAACAAATTTGCGCTTTACCTTGCCAATCAAATATAAGTCTGTTGTGAGCCTGCAAACATGATTGCCTATTATCAAAATCTCTTTTTTTGTTTTCGTATTCTGATAAGTCTTTTTCAACTCTTCCCGAAACCATGTCTCTTATAGAGACTGTGGCCTCTGGCCATCGCCTTTTAGCTTCTGAATAAATATCTTCATTTTTGTTTAAATTAGTTCGAACTGCTTGGATTACTAACTCAGTATTTTTTCTGCTCGGATGGTTGTAAAACAAATCAATATTATTAATGATCTGCTCATGATTTGAGCCATTTCTTTGCTTCTCTAATACCTCAGGAATAAAAGAATCAAATGATACTTTAACCTTTGTTTGGTTACAAAGCCCTTCAAATATATCATTATTATGTTTCGAGAATTTAAAATTTGAATTAGTTATTCTATCAATGAAAGTAGATCCATGAGCATGTTTCTTTGCAAACTTAGTAATTTCATAGAATCTTGGATTAAGCGTAGATTCTCCGCGAAAGTTCATTTTTAAAGAATTAACACCAAGATCTGCGGCGTCTGCTATTATCAGCATCGCAGTATCTAATGTCATGAATCCTTGCTTAAATGGAAGCGTAGACTTGTCGCTATGGTAACAATATTGGCACGCCATGTTACAAGCTGATGAAAGCTCAAGGCTTATGTCTACGGGCTTAGTTAAATTAAGATAAGGGGCAAATCTATACTTAAGGCGGTATTTTAAATAAGATAGGGGGGTAATTTTAAACATGTAAAAATTACATACCTATTTAAAATTAGTGTCAATAAAAGAAAAATGCTTGTCCCCGTCTATAGGGCCTATAGGTGGGGACTAGAATTGCCATGATGTGTAATTTAAATTACTTCATAAGCAAAGAAATCTGAAAACCATATCTCTGCAGAAACACCCGATCCTGTAGTTGTGTTTCTATCACAATAAGCTCTAAATAAATAAGTATGTCCACCAGCTGTTACAGAAAAATCATATCCCTGAATAGCACTTGATGGCATTTCTAGCTGCTTTGATCCAGAAAAATCACTAGCTACTATTCTAAATGTAGTATCATAAACAATTGCTGTAGTAGTGTCTCTGCAAATTAAAAAATGTGCCGTTGGAAATGATGTCGCTGTAGTGCCTTGTATGTTAATTTTACCACCTATATTAGTCGACCCAGTAGTTCCAATAGTTGACAAAGATGCTGGATTTAATCCAAATTTAATTGGTCGCCCTTGAGATGTAATGCTTAATGTTGCAAATGTTGTGGCTGCGCTTGTATTAAAACTAAGAAAACCACTTGCTAAGTATGTTGTATTCCATCCGTTAGACTCAACACTACTTCTTTTTAATCCATTAGTATTTATTCTTGCCTTCTCAGTTCCGTTTAAATTAAGAATTAATTCTGCTGAACTAGTATCAGAAGCCAATTGAACAGAGCCATAAGCTGTTGATGTTGTGCCATATCTTGTCTGCCCAAAGTAACCGTAACGCCATCGATGAGAAAAATCACCTAAGTCATAAGTATTGTCTGCACTAGTAGCAGTCAAAGGCTCTACCGGAATTATATGACCCCTAAACACATCAAAGTTATTGTTTACTTGTGACGCCCTGGCCTTTGTATTAGCACTAAAATTATAGAAGCTTGTTATTGTTGCGCTTGATGGCATCTTATCCCCCTATGGTAATCTTACTTCAATCTCATGTAACTTTTGTTCCATGATGATCTTCTCATTATCTGTGCATTGATTCTCATCTGCACATATCTTTAAAATGAATTTCTTTATCTCGCCCCATGACTCAATAGGCATAATTAAAGAATTAGACTTCATTTTAATCCAGTCTTCATTCAATAAATAAAAGTGTTTATCTGAAAGCGTATAGGTACAATAGCCCCTCATGGGTTCTAGCTCTAAGCAGATCGGCTCATCTGGTATCTTGTGAGCGCAATTACTTAGGACGAATCCTAATGATATCATCAAACTTAGATATAAGTTCTTTTTCATTTTCTTTACTCGGATTTTCTCTCTGTTTTTTTAAGGCTTCTTGTAATTGTTTTACCTGCATTTCTACAGTGTAATTAGTGTACATAAAATACAAACCAAGCTCTGTCTTTTCTAAGATAAAATCAACAATCCATTCCACAGCCATGATGGTTAGTCTATTGATTCCAGGGTATGCGAAAAAGGCAGAAGACAGGACCAGTTCTTTCATGATCCTGTCTATTGCCGCTTTTCTCAAAGCTTGTTTTAATATGTTCTTTGATGACTCTGGAAACATTAAAGTTTTAAGCTATCAATTATTTTGTTAAAACCTTCTATTTCTAGAGGTCTAACTACCGGCTCAACTGCGTCATCAATTTTTGTAGTTGTATTTTCTACAACAGCTTTTTGAACCTCAATAAGAACTTCAGCTAATTTTTTTAAAGCTTCTTTAAGTGGTTTTTCTGCTGCTGCTTTTTGTTCTGCTGTAAATTCCATTTTTATTACTCCTTATTTCTTCCATTTAGAAATGATTGCTAAATCATCTACTGATGCGTTTTCAACCTCAGCTAAGATTGCAGCTTTATCAGCTACTAAAGCGTCTACTTGTAATTTCAATGCTGCAATTTCATCCTTAAGAGGATTAACTTGAGCTGCAATGGCTTGATCTAGTTCTTCTTGAGAATAGATTTTGCCACCTTGAGATCCGTCAGCTAATCCCTTTGCGTAACCTTCATCATATTTAGCTTGCTCATTTGCAGCTTGTGACGCTTGTAAATCTACAACTTGTTGTTGTAATGCGGCCAAAGCGGCCAAAATTTGTTCAAACATTTTTACTCCCTTTTTTTTCGCGTAATTGCGATTATTAAATTAAAAATTAATTCTAAAATAGAACCTGACTTTACCTTATCAGTCTTGCCAAGGTATGCTTCTAATGCAAGTCCAATTATTGTTATCGTTAGATAAATATAGCTTGGAACTTCGCATTGATTCATCGCTCTTCCTTATGTTGCACATCTAGTTTTGTTTCTATTCTAACAATGGATTGAGATATTGAATTGATGTTCATTAAAATAGAATCAATCTTGGCCCATAATGTTGTGCTAGTTTTCTCGACTGATTCTTTATGATTTTCATAGTCTTTTTCTAGAGCATTAAACTTAGTCTCTAGTCTAATGAACCATATTACACCTAAAAAAAAGAATACAAGAATAGGCCATAGTTTTAATATAACATCTAATTCATTCATTGCTACTTACTCCATATTGATTTTTTACAAACCCAATCTTCACCGGATTCAGTAGGACTGCAGTCTTGGACCACAACCTTATAAGCACAACTAGACAAAAGTAATGTTGTTGTTAAAAGTAATAAAAATTTCATATTATCTCCTTAGTTACATACCTAGTTTTCCCGTTTTTAATTCTTTCAAAATGTATCTTAGTGACACCCATTAATTTCAAAGCGTCCATCACTTCATCCCAATACTTTTGATCAAGAGGTTTATCGCTATTGCTTGTGAAGCTTGAGATCTTTGCTTCAGTGTCGTTATTGAATAATTCAACATCCATAGAAAATGTGTACGGATCACCAAAGTTAATGAACTCGTCACCCCCTTTAATCGCGTATGCATTTTCTAACTTCTTGATGTGAATCATTTTGCTCCTTTATTTTATTCGTTTAAAACTAACAGAGTTATAAGCCGCTCCATCTACAGAAGACACAGTTGCGCTTGCGTTGTAAATTCCTAAAGTATCTCCAGCATTGCATTGCACATCTATTGAAGCTGATTGACCAGATGAACCAGTTTGAACCAATCTTGATAAAGTTGATGCGCCATTTTTACCTAAGTAAGTATAAGTAAAATTTGTTGTACCAAAAAATTGATTTATAACTGTGTAAATTCCAGATACAGGACAAGTGAATAAGCCTGTCGAAGTGTTATATGCATTATGTGTGTCATATTGTCTTAAAGTGAACGGTACTACAGACGACGCTCCCCAACTAGTAACTCCACCAGTAGTATTATATTGAGCCGCCACAACTTCAGTCGCACTCATTGTTTGTGGTGATTTAGCTGCAATAATTGAAAACCAATTATTTTTTGAAGCTGCAGTAAAAGCTGGTGTTGTTAAACTTGTTTTTGAGTAAAGGCCTACTGTTTGTCCTGCAGTAATGTATATGGCCTGTGACTGTACTGATTGCTGGGAGTCGGCTGCACCATTAACGTATTTATAATCCTCTGCAACAATAGTTCCGTTAACACCGATACTTGCCGATATATATCCTGAAGCTGTAGTGTGTGAAATTCCATAGCTTCCAGAAACTATATACCAATCACTTCTAGGGCATGTCCATAAACCTGTACTTGCCGAATAAGATGCTGTAGTGTCGTTAATTGTGGTTGCTGCATGTTTAACAACATTATCCGATGTATTTAATGTTCCAGTTGTTCCAGTGGAGTTAACTTTTAAACCGATAACTCTTCCATCATATCCATCGCTTACCTGAGTCGAACTGCTCCAGCCAGAGATAGGTACGGATGCTTCAAATTGATAAAGTATCGTAGCGCCACTTAGTGCGTAGTTTGTTGAACCTAAAGTAATTGTTTGACCAATTGTGGTAGCTAACAATTGAACGGCTAAATTAGTACTATTATATGCTATTACTGTTCCGACTGTAGCATTGTTCGCAGCTCCAGAAGTTGTATTACCAGCGGTCGCAGCTCCTAAAGCTGTTCCACCAAGACCAGATCCATTGGTTGTTACCGTTACCTTATTAGTGTCAATTGTTGAACCACTTGGTAAAGGAAATAAATAAGTACCAGAACCAGCAGCACCAGCCCCAGTTTGATTTAAGTAATATTTGATTTCCATGGAGTCGCCAACTCGACGCCAAATTGCTCTGTTTGTATTAGTTCCGACAGTAGGTGCAGATGTTGAACCACCAATCGTTAAGCTGTATGACTGCCAATCAGTGATAGGAGTGCCGTAAATATACTTGCTTGGCTTAACTTCAAAATTATCGGCCTTAACTGTATATGCACTAGCCGATGTCGTGGCCTGGTGTAGAATTAAGTTATATGTTGTTCCTGTTGCGCTTGTCTGAAAGTTTGCTACAAAGTGATCTGATATTGTGGAACTATTTGAGAGTAATTTAATGCTTGATGGCTCAATTAAAGTAGAATTTGTTACATCATAAATATAAACAATTAAATCAGAATCAGCACTTGAACTTCCAGCTGTGAAAGTTCCACTAGCTACCAAGTAATCAAATTCAATTTGCAATACCTTAGCTTTGTAAGCACTATCAATTGTAAACTGAATAGTGCAACCTTGACCCTGTCTATTCGCTGCATCTTTTGTAATTAATAGAGAACCGTCACCATCTATAGGACTGGACGTTGTTCTAGTGCAACTTAAAGTAGGTGCTCCACCGCTGCCATCTACAGGTCTTGTTCCTGCCGCATCTGCATAAGCAGTAGTTCCATTAGCATTCTTTTCAAAATGCCCTTTTTGTTTTAAGAAGTTGGGCTGATAAGCTTGCCCCTCGATAATGTCACCAGAAACAATACTCTTTGCCTCAAGATGTAATCCAGAAAATAAATTTACTATTAAAAAGAAATATAAACTTATAACTTTAAATTCTTTCACTCAAATACCCCCGATTAAATTTTATAAAATAATTCAGTCCATACAGATCCGTTCCACAATAAGCCAAGAACTGATCTATTAAATAATGTTCTACTTGCTGGAAGAGCTAGGCCATTACCATCATCAAATTGAATAGTATTTGTATCGCTCGTTCCATATAAATATAATTCCATGTTTACAGATGTGCTTGTTGCTGCTGCTACTTGTGGATTAGCTGTGATATCTGTTCCCGTGCTAGTGTCACCGACAAGATATTTAATTTGTCTCTCACCGTCTGAAAATGTGAATGAGATACCGCCTGCAGCTGTGATTGTGTTAGGTGCCGCTGGTGTACCACTCGCAACAAGGGCGCCGCCACCAAGTTGTGATTCAGTTCCACTAGAATCTTTTTTATATGCCTTACCATCTGTCGATTTAACATAGATATTATAAAACCCAGAAGGCGGCGTAGCCCCCACGGTATCTCCATAAACATGCAATCCCTTTGCATAAATATTACGCCACGCGTGATCATTAGATCCTAAATCATAAGTCATTGTTGCTGCTGATGTAGCAGTGCTTGGATCTACTGGGATAATATGTCCTCTAAATGTGTCGAAGTTTGTATTAACCTGAGCAGATCTTATTACTGTTAAAGCTGTGAAATTATAGAAGCTTGTTATTGTTGCAGAACTTGGCATTACACTTCCCTTGCTATAAATTTATTACTGAAATTATCCAAATCTATTTCAAAAGATAAAAACTTAAACTCTTGTCCATCTAATAATAATGAATCATAACTTGCTTTATCAAAGATTAAATCATCTGAAGTGCTAGTATCATCAGCCCCCCAGTTCTTTTGATCCCATAAAGAGTTATTAGTAAAAGGATTTGGATCATAGTTAACTGAAAACCTATCAAATATGTCTAGCTGTGGAATAAAAGTTGTTTCAAATTCCACCTCATTTTTTAAAGCTGATACATCATTATAAATAGTAGTGGCTAAAGTTTGAGCCGTAGCTGTATTTGGAATATAGAAGTTTTCTATTTGAAGTGTTTTGTTTCCTAATATCCATGGATTATTTGTTCCACTTACAGTCATTGTGCTTTCAACCACAACATAACTAGTTGTAGTATCTGCATTTACATATTTAATTTGTACTCGAGAATAGAACTTAGTAGCTCTAAATCCGTAGGAATTTACTTTCTTAATCGTATGTCCATAGGTCGTGTTAAAAGATCCAGCCCCATGGAATTGATAAACTGTAGATGTGGCCACAGTATCACGAGAAATAAACTTAAATACTCCCGTTCGCGTTACATATGGAATAAAGTTTTCAGCCTCGGCAAGTCTTTCAATTACTTCCCACACGTTTTTATCGATAACATCTTGAGCCCCAGAAGTATTAAGATTACTGAATACATTTGAAGTAGTAGAAATATCCCAATAACTAGTTGTATTCCCAAAGAAAGGTCTAAATATAAAACTTCCAGCTCCGTCTGTTTGATCTCTAACCATGGTTACAAATTGACTTGCTGTAAGTCCAGTCGAAGTCCAACCAGTTAGGTTGCGAGCTGGAAACTCTTGCAATACGCTTTGTAATGGTTTGATATTAAATACAACATCGTTTGAATCACTAAATACTACATCACCAGAGATAATTCCTGTAAACATAGTGCTTGATTGAGTGGCATCCCAAAGAGAATCTGGGGCGTCCCAGACGTTTTCATCCCATACAGATTCAGCAGGAAACTCAGAGTTAACCCAAATACCAGTGTCATTTTTTTGACTCAACTGATATCCAGCTTCAATCTTAACAAGTGTTCTTTGTTGATTTAAATATCCATACCACAAAGACCCAAGATCATTATGTGGGTTATATCTACCGCTTGAATTCTCCATTGAAAGCTTGGCATTACCAAAAGTGAATTTATATCGTCTTGCTGAGTCAATTTGATTTGTTATTTTACCATAAGATTTAACGTCTTTAGAAATGTCATACCAATCGCTTTCAAAAAGACCATCAGAAGAATTTCTTCTTTTTATATAAGCACGTCTAAAGACAATGCTTGAAGGTGATTTAATAAGCGTGTTGATATCAGCCGTCATACAGGAGTTTCCTTTAAGCTTACTTTTCCAGAGAACCCACTAGATGCGGCATTATCAGAGTATTCAAAGAAATCAAAAGAGCCATCCCATACAGCCTCGAACATGAAGCCGTCCCAGCCTGTAGCAGTTCCAAAAGGGCAAAAATTAAATTCAGTACTATCAATATATAAATTATAAAGAAGATCTCTTTGTGATGAATCAATGTAGTCTAGATTTAAAGCAGTTTCTTTCTTTCTGCGAACTGTATTGATTCTAGTTCCACCATCACTAAGTCTATGGACAACTTGTTTAGGTACTACTTTAGGCTTGTAATTCTGAGCATTAGGAATTTTAGTTAAAGCAATTTCTAAGTCACTTAATACTAATAGTCCTAACAGCTTTTCTTGATTTGCCGTTTGAGTAGACTTCGCATTTATTGTTACAGAGCTTACTTGCAATGTAGAGAATCTAAAATACTTATGATCATCTGTATTGTTTAAATAAGAACTAGAAGCTGTATCAGCATTTAAAAGAGCGAATGAGTTAGCTGTTAGTCCATTGTAAAAGATAGAAAACTCTTTAAAGTTAGTATCTATTAAGGCAATTCTAGATAAAGATGTGGTCGCGTCAAAAGTAATTGTAATTGTCGAAGTAGTATTATCATTAGCAAATTGATCAGTGTAATATTGGTATAGTTCATCCCGATTAAATAAATTTTGAACAGTGCCAGTGTTTGAGTTAACTGAAATCATAGTTGTAGTATTTAAATAATTAGCTTTAATAAACTCCATTAAATGACCCCACTATCAAATGAAACAGACTCATTATTTCTTCTTAATTTCAATAATTCTTTATCTACAGCTAAGGCAAATTCACGAGCTTCTGATTCACTTCCTAGCATTCCACCTTGAACGTTGATGACAACTGTAGTTCCACCGCCACCCATTCCAAATTCTGAGAATCTATCAAGTGGTATGACTGCTTCTGGTTGACCAGCTTCGCCGATAGTTGCTTGCGTTCCCCCAACTCTAGGCATAACAACACCACCTTCTGCTAAAGCCACACCAGAAACATTGGCTACCTGTGTAGCAATGGCAGCACCAACACCAGCGGCCAATGCAAAGTTAAAAGGCGGTGGTGCAGATGCTAAAGCTCTTGTTATAGCAACTGGACCTTCAATAGCAATTTGAGTTAATGCTGCAGCTTTACCTAGAGCAGCCAAGTGACGATTGCTAGAATTTTGAATTGTAGAAACTTGAGACAATACGTCTTTAGTTGCTTGAAGCTTAGCCTCATTAGTCTTTGCTTGGTTCTCTAATTCAATAGCTCTGTATTTATCTGCAAGAGCAGCCGTCTTTTGTGCTTGAGTTGTAGCTAGTTGATAGCGCCTATCTGCTGCTGCGGCTTCTGCTGCATAAATAGCTGATTGTCTGCCACTAATTAAAGCAAGCTCCATCTGATTTTTAATATTGCTATCTTCAATTAAATTTTGCAGATCTCTTTCTTGAGCTGCTAATCTATCTTGTTGAACAATTTCATTTTTTCTTTGTAGTGATTGAACTAGTAATTGTTCTTCTTGCTGAGACTGAGCAATTTTGCTTTGGAAATTAGCATTATCTAGTTCTTGAATTTTAGCATTATGTTCTGTTGCAATTCTTTCACGCTCTTTTGCTAAGTCATCAAATCCAGAAACAAGAGCGTCTTTAGCTGCTGCAAACTGGCCGTCAACTAATAGACTTAATGATCCTGCAATAGTTCCAAATGTTGCCCCAATGGTTGTACCAACACTTTGAAAAGCGAATATTACAGATGTCGCAAGCTTAGTTACAAAGTTAAAGCCATCACCTATTGCATTAATAAAACTATCAACTTGTGGGGCAGAGCCAACTAATTGATTAAGATTTTGTGCTACTAAAGTAATTGTTGGGGCAAGTCTAGACCCTAGACTTTCAAATAATTCACCTACAGATTTTGATAAAAGTTGTAATGATCCAAGACCACTAGTTGCTGCCTCAGCTTGTCCACCAAATTTATTATTTAGGCCCTGTAATACTTGAGCCATCTTTTCTGATTTTGTAGCAGTGGCACTTACTTCAATTCCATATCTTGCTAGAGCATTGTTGCTAGTTCCAATTGATTTACCAACAACTTCAGCGGCCTGTGCTACATCCATCCCTTGAGCTTGTGCGAAATCAAGAATAGCCGATGTTGCTTCTTTAGTTAAAGTAATTCCCCGAGCTTGCTGAGAAAATGCAGCTTGAGCTTGAACAATCTGCTCATCACCAAAAAGAGTTACTTTTGAAAGAGCATCAGCTTGATCTAAATAGGCTTGTTTTAATTCTTTAGAGTAAACACCATTATTGACCATGGTCCTGGTCAGTGCATTTATGGCCTGTTCTTGTTGGGCATATTCCCCAACACCCTTAACTATTGCAGCTGATAAAGCACCAAAAGCAGCTAGACCAACGGTTGCTATCTTACCCAGTCCCTCTTGGACTTTATCAATAGCTTCTTCACCAGCTGTTTTTATTCGTAGTAATAAACTTGCTTCTTTATTTGCCACGCATCCTTGCTTTCTTACTGGCCTTTTCTACTTGTTTAGCTTCTTCACTTGTTCCGCAAGAAGCCACCAATAAGTTAAACTGAAAATTATCAGCATCTATTTTTAAGAAATCACTTGGAAGCTTTCCGTATCTTTTCGCTAAAAAATCTAGTTCAACTAATTTTTCTCTTGAGAGACTAATTGTTGAACTTTTTTTTTACCGTAAGTGAATTCCATTATCTCATTATAAAGAGTTAATACCAAATCCCAATCGACAAAGAGCTTTTCTACATGGATTCCATTGTTATCATCAGAGTAACTAAGCTTAGGAGAAACAACACCACAAACAAGTATATGACTAAAATGCTCCACAACTTTTTTGTCATTTGTATTAAGTCCACCATCAGCCCCCTTGGTTTTATAAACATCATATGATTGTTTTAAAACCTTAGCCCCCTCAAGATAGTTTAAAGTATTAATTTTCTTTATAATAAACTTCACACCTGATACTTTTACTTTTTTAGTAGCGTTCAAGTGTGAGTTTAAATCTTTACCAAATAACCAATTAAAAAAATTAAGCATAACTAGACGTATCGTTAATAACTACTGCCTTAACAGCATAACCAGAAGTTGTAGGATCTCTTAAGACTGCAAAAGATACTTCACTAGTTAACACTTCGTTTGGACCACCGATTTCTGGATCACCAGCGTCAGAGATCATCACAAAAGGCATTGTTAATTTGATTGATTCTCTAAGCTTAGATCCTGACATAGTGTTACCTTCAAAATAAAACTCTGCTGCAAACCTAGTCCCAGCCATCATTGCGTCATAAGCCGTAGTGGTATCAAATCTCAATGTAGCTTTTAATTCAAACTGAGCAAGACCAGCTGGTAACACGTCTAAGGTATCACTACCAATGCGCCTTGAAACAGCGTCACTATTTAAGTTGTTTACAATTTTAAAGCTCATGCTTTGAACATTCCAAAAGCTTGTAGATGTTAAACTAGAAGCAGATGACTCAACTGAAAATCTTCCATTAATGAAACTCAAAGGAACTTGAGAACTAGCACTTGTGGCCTGTGAGTTAGAAGTGATAGTTGCATCTTTCCCGATCATTCCGATGTTCATCATTAGAGCTTCATCAAGTTCTGCTGATAGCTCGAACTCATTTACTCTTAATCCTGAATATTCAAAAATCTTTCCATTTGTAGCATCACCTTTTCTGGCATTGATACAAAGGCTTGAGTAAGTTGTTAGGAAATTATTAATGTCTACTGTGTGCTGAAAGCTTGAAGCCCCAACTGTGTCACCCGTTGCTGTTGCTGATGTTACTGCTCCACCACCAAAAGCATTTTGTAACAAGTAATTACAAGCTAGAGACCTGGGGGAAAAGTAAGCTTCAATGCTTGCTTCTAATGTTCTTCCAAGCTGAATGAAATTAGAATTAGTTCTAGAAGTTTGAATTTCTTCTAAAATCTTTGTCTCTTTTGTCATCTTTAAAGATGCAGAAAGAACATTTAAAGCTGCTGTTGCAGTGTTGTAGCTTCCATAAGTAAGCTCACGGCCTATGTTAATATAGGATAAATCCCCTACTAAAGATCCTTGGCCAACTCCCATTTATACCCCCTAAATACTTTTAATAAAAGACTGATAATGATCCTTCTGAATCTCTTCGAGTCTCTTTTTTATTTCTATAAGTTTTGACTGAACTTCGTTGTGCTTATCTACTAGATATTTAACTTTTGTAGAATCCTCAGACTTATGTCTGTATTGCATTTGATAGCTTAATTCTCCATTAAGTCTTAACTGAAGTAAAGAATCTTTTGAACACTGGACTACTGGCAAGTTAAAAGTATCAATATATTTCTTAATCCAGTCCTTAGAAAATGTTAGATTGCCGCTTGTATAACCAAACTTTCCACCTGGAGTATTGAAATATGTATGACACATATAATTTCTTTTACCACCACCATCATAGTCATAGGCATAGTAATTGCCGTCACCTCTCCACGAGTAATCAAATCCAATTAAAAGGATCTTGTCATAGCCAAAGAAGTTTTTTCGACCTTCATTGTCTGATTGAGTAAGCATGATTACCATAGCATTCGAGACGTTAGTCCCAGCTGGAATAAAGTTTTTACATCCTGATAGTTCTGAAAATTCTAAATGAGAATTGATCACATCTTTATTTACAAAATAATAGATATCTTTCCAGTTTCCATTCTTAGACCATTGTGGGTTAGCGCAGACATTGATTAAAAGAATAGTGTCTTTTAATTGATCTTTATACTTTTCCATGTATTTTTCATAGTTAACATTGGCATCACAGACCATGCAGTAAGTTGGAATAATCCCATTATCTAATAAAGCCCCTAGACTTTTATCGCAACACATAATGTCAACATTGCCCTGATAAAGTCTAATAGTCTCAATGTGTTCTTCTAAAGAGTAACCATTGGCTGCACAAAGAATAGCTTTACCTATTCCTGAGTTAGCAAGCTTATTAAGCGAATTATGGTCTTTACTAAAATGTTGTCTTGCGTGTGATTGCCATTGTTTAGCCCATTGATTATAGGCTGTTTTTGATTGCTTTATTAAAGCTTCATCTTTCATTGGGGGTTCTCCTTGTTAATAAAATACTTCACATTCAAGGCTTAATATTCCAGACCTTAAATGGGTTTGTTCGTCTAAAACAGTAGTGTAGTATTTGCATTCGCTAGCTATTTGCCAGTTTACTTTTCCACCTAAATTATAATCTGATCGTAAAATCAGTTCGATATTTTCCATTAAATAATTGATGTCTTCATCTGCTGGATCCTCTGTGATGCTAGAAAAATTATTATTCCAAATAGATCCAACTACATTAACATTAACAGTAGCTCTTCTTTTTGAATTCAATTGATCCTTAGCTATGTCCATTGATTTTATAGGCTTGTCTGTTACATAACATGTAACTAATGGAAACATAGAAGCTTGAGGTAAAATCATTTCAGGATTTACTTTAATGACGTTTGTAACTCTTTTTGAGTTAGAAAGATTACTTGAAAGATCGATAGGACTTGCTGTAGTCGTATTGGCAGCAAGTAAAGTATCTCTAATAGCTGTTTTAATTCCATTTAAATCAACTCGTGCGGCCATTAGATTCCTTTCTCTAGAATGAATTGAAGCGTCTGTGTTTCAATCTTTTCCATTGCTTCTTCAGACAACCACATAAAATCACGCTTTGGCAATTGTGGTCCACCCACATCATGAGCCGCTGCATAAGGAAATCCTGACTTAGTTTTAGCATCATTGAACCAAAGAAAACCTTGATTAACGCGTCTTACTTTTGATGGTTTAAAGTTATTTCTTAAACGTCCAGTGTCTTGAAGAATCTTATTTCCACCTTTTCCTTCTGCATCCATTTTTTCTTTATAAAATTGAGACCACTTAGCCCAAGGTCCATCTGATCCTTGCTCTGATTCAAAGTGCTTAATAATATCACCATAAACAATAGCAGAAAGAAGACCTGTATATTCTTTTTTTCCACCTTTAATGTTTTTAAGTCTTGAATCTATCTGATTAAGAAACTCTCTGACTTCTTTATCGTCAAATTCGGTGTAAACAATATCACTCATTAGTTTCTCTCAATGATTTAATATCATCTAATTTAAGCTGATCGACTTCCCATAATGTCTGGTCATCTTCATTGAAAGTAGGTGAGTAGTTTTGGGTAGAGCTTTGGATGTCATATCCAGAAGCAGAAAGATTGACTACTACATCACCATTAGAATCAATCAGGTCTAGTTCATAATTAGCAATAGCTTTAAGATTAGTTAAAGCATCATCGATAAAAAACTTACCTCTTTGCATTGATTCTTTACCGCCTCGACTCATGTATTGAAACATATAACCTACGGCTAGTTTCTCAGATAAGCTTGTAACTATTGGGGGAACTGCTGAGACAATCCCCCCGATGTCATATCTCTTTGATAAATATTTATTCACTTCATTCTCTGCCTGAGTAATACACTTTGTAGCAAGTGAAGTTGTGGCGGTATCAAAGTTCGTACCAATCATTAGAATTTCTAAGCTTGTTGACGTTGCATACACGCCCATAAATATTATTTTCCTTTATTAAGTTTCTCAATTTCTTTAGCGCAGAAATCCTCAACCATGTGAGGTGCGATAAATAAATTCTCTTTTGACCATACTTTAATCTGTTCTTTTAAATAAGTTGATTCATCTTTTTTAGTACCAAGCTTTCCCACATATTCATTGTAAACACCATTAGGCTTTACAGTAAATTTAATAACCTTATCACCTTTAGTGGTAAAATAAGATTCATATTTTGATTTTTTCTTTTTAGCTTTGGCTTGCGCTAGTTTTTTAGCGTGTTGATTTGCTTCTGTGCCCTTTGCTTCTGCAAAGGTAGTTGCTTTATCTTCCATGGGGACCTCTTTAATATATGGGGGGTTAAAGTTTGGCTGACCAATCGAACCCCCCAGGCAGACTGGCCAGCCAAGATTATATTAAAACAATATATCCTACTAGATTGTGTTGTTGATTAAATAACCTGTCAATGATGCAACAACTTTAGGTTGGTATTTAATCTCTACTTCAATCGCAGTAGCATTTCTTTCTTCGTCTTTCCATGATCTTACTCTAGGAGTAGATCTTAAGAACGTGTAACCACAAGAAGGGGTTTTAATACCGCCACCACCTGCAGGCTTCCATCCTAAGAATGCAAAGTCAGAGAAAAATGGAGAGATAGAAGCTGCTAACCCGTCTGCAGCTGTATCTTGTACCGCTGTAGGAACTAGTAACTCTTGAACTCCAATTAATCCTTGAAGCATTGCTTGAGAAACTTCGCTAGAAGTATATTTAACACGGTCAAGAACTGAAACGTGATTCTTCATTGCTACATAACCGTCTCTTGGCAAGATAGCAAAGTTTGGAGTCTTACCAGAGTTATTGATTACAGTAGTCATACCAGTATCAAAAACAGGGATAGGATCCGAAACTGTTGTATTTGAAGACCATACGTTTGCAGCAGCTAAAGACACGTTTAAAGACCAGTTTGTAGTTGTGAATAAAGAAGCAACAGACAATTCAATTCTTCTATAGATTGCATCTGTTAATGATTCAACAGTGTCAACCTCAAGAGATCCTTGGTCGTTGTTTTCTTCTTCGTCTACGCCAACATAATCTTTTAGAGCATGCTGCTCTAATGCGTATGATGCTAAAGAAAATTCAAAAGTAAATTCTCTAGCAACACCCTTAGGCGCTCTTTTAGTTTCAGGCACCTTGAATGCTCTGTCATAGACTCTGTAATAATCAGTGTCTTTCATGACAGGAATTTGTGGAAACACTTTGTCCCAAATGTACTCAGAATTCTTATATTGAACTGAAACATTAGAGAGAAGTTGATTAACGTGTAATTGTGACTTTAAAGGCATTGTTTTTACTCCTTCTTTATTTCAGTCAATTATGGAATTGATTTGAAATGTGGGTTAATTAATACGTCAGCAATCGTCCCTGTTGCTGCGACTGTTGGTCCAATCAATGTACCGATAACAAAAGAACCTGCTGTTGCGTTAACATGCGGAACTCCTTGTCCTGCGTTGTTAGAAGCAACATATGATCCTGAAGTTACTGTATCATTGAAATAAAGTTTTGAAATTCCAGCAAAGGCAACTGGAATTGCGTTAACGGTATCAAGAACAGTGTCTTGAGTAATACCGAAAGGCAACTCAGAAGCAGAAGCAGGAACTTTTACTGTGTTAGCTGTCCCAGTTAAAGCAGTTACAATTCTGTAAGCAGCAATTGTTGCATTAACTTTCATTGAAATTGGTGCAATGTGTGACATTTAGTCCCCTTTCTTATTTTTGTTTATCTTTCATGATGGCTTTCATAGCTTGAGAATAAGAACACTTATTTTCTTCCATATAAGCCTTCGCTTTTTTGTCCATATCAGCTGCATAATCTTTGCTTCCTTTGTCACCTACAGAAGAATTGTTAGCGAAATTAACTTCTTTAGCTGCGCTGAAAAGCTTAAGCATTTCTGCAATTGTTTCTTGTTTATTTAATTTTCCAGCTGTGTATTCTTTTTTGTCTGGTCCTAATAGTTCCATGACATGCTCTTTCATTGCTGGGCTAGCAAGCTTGTCAGCTTGTAGTTTAGTGAAGAAAGCTTCTTTTTCAGCTTCTTCTTTTTCTGCTTGAAGTTTAGCTTTTTCAGCTTCGGCTTCAGCTTTAAATTTCTTAAGAGTTTCTAGCTCTTCTTTTTCTTTTTCTAATTTTAAAGAGAAATCTTTTTTCTCTTGTTCTAGAATTTCTGCTTTAGCTTTTTGTTCTGCTAACTGCTTTTCTAATTCTAATTCTTTTTCTGTAGGCATATCGTTAAACTCCTTTTTAGTTTCTATGTCTAAATCAAAACATTTAAGATCAAGAGTTTCCCCTTGTCCTATTTTTTCATACGTTTCTTTAAGATTATACATTGCTAGGATGTCGTTTAGATTCATTACCCCTGGGGTATCAGATCCTAGAAGAGCTACTGCTGACAGCATTCTTTTATATGTTTTTTCGCCTATTTTAATATTCCAGAAGATCTCTGAAGATACTTTTCTATATGCTCTTGCCTTTATTAAAGCATATATCTTACTAGGAATGTCAACTACATCTGCAATTAATTTGTTTCCCTGGATGTAGATCTTGTCTATCCACCCAGCAGCAGGAAGCCCATCTTCTTGCAATAGCTTTTGTTTTGGATCATGACCTAGTTTAATATAAGGTCTAGCTCCGTTTTTATTTTCTTCAAAAGCGTTAACCATTTCTTGAAGGTCTTCGACTGTGTACTCATCACCATTCCATTTCCCAGCAGAGAAAATCTCAATTCCTTTTATTGATTTTGTTTCATTTAAATTTTTGTCTGGCATGAATCCTCCTTAAATATTGGGCCAAAATATATGGCCAAAAACTACACCTATTCCGAATGGGATTATGGGATATTTTTGGCCAAGTTTTAATAATACTGAGCTGATTGTTTGATCTACACCTTTGTCTAGTAAGATAAAGATGTCATAGACTATGAGAATAATAATAGTTCCATAAATTACTGCTTCGGTTAATGTAAAATCCATTTTACAATCTCCTTTATTTTAGTCCTAAATAATCAATTTTAGTTAATAGTTCCTGAATTCTTTTACCAAAAGTTCCATCATTATTATTTGTGCTAAGATCTGAACTCCACGGATTTCCAGAAGCACCAATATTATTTAACGCCTCACCAACACTTCCTGCATCGGTATGATCTGCTAGTAATGCGTCTAATATTGCATTTGCCAATCCCTCTGGTGAAAGTGGCGTTGGGCCACCAGCAGAGGCTTCCATAAAAGCTAATGCTGTTAAAATAGTATTAGCTGTAAAGCTCATAGAAGAATTTGCGTATATAGGAATTATTCCACCAAGCTGCGCACTTCCAGACATTACAAATGAAGCAGAGGCAGCAGCAGATACAGCAGCTGCAAGCGATGCGCTTCCAGTTAACGCTAACACTCCATTAGCGGCTATTTGTAGTATCTGATCTAATTGTGATGAGTTGATTGAAAGTACCATTGATCCAGTAGCATTCATTGGCATCGAAGGAACTAAATTAGAACTATTAGCAGTTATGAATGATATTGATCTTGTGTAAGAAGATATTGATCCAGATTTGTTTGGTAGTATGTAAGCGTTTGGAGCAAGCGAACCGTTTCCATAAGCACTAAATCTTTGATTAAAGCCACCAATGTTTCTATTACGAAGCCCACCTTTAATAAAATTACCAGCTTGCCTAGATTGTGTTCCAATATATGCACCAGGATTATTAAAAAAAACTTCTCTCCCATTGCGCTTTAATGACATTAATTATCCCCATCCCATTTCTAAAGAACCATAAAAATTTGTTGATGCTGCCACAGCTGCACCAGTAAATAACAACCATGTTAAACAAGCCCCGTCTTTAATTTGAGGCAATGAAGGAATTTGATTTACAAAGTCTCTTTCGCTTGCAACCGTCGCGGTCGTTAAAGGAATAGTCATAAGTGGTTTATAAAGAACTAGCGCAGCTGTTCCTGCTCCCGATGCTGCAGACAATTGAATAGATTGAACAGATTGAATGCCAACATCACCACTAGCTAATGGTAAAAATGGTCCATAGTTGTTAGCGGCTGTTCCTGCGTGTGTTATATGTGGAGTTATTGCAGATGCTGTTCCCGCAACAGTTACAGGTAAAGTTCTAGATCCTGTTCCTGCGCTGTTTGTATATGTCATTGAAATATTATGCGCTGTTGCCCCTGTTGTTGTAACGACAACTAAAGCTGCTCTAATGCCAACTCCATTGGTGTATCTTAAAGTTGGCGTTCCAAGTAGAGTCTGTGAAGTTGCTACGTTCATATTAATACCAGGGTAGTAACCTTGCATATCAACAAGCATAAGCTGAGCAGGTACACCAGTTGCTACAGCTGTAATGGCAGCTGCGTTTAATAAATGTTTTGTGTCTGTAGATACGTTTCCGCCATTAGGTATTCCAAAAATCTGAGTTCCGTTTCCTGTAGTTTCTGTGCAAGTAGTCCACGTCAAAGACGTCCCAGCCCATGCATTTGCTATAGGTGTACCACCAAGAGCACTCATGTCGTACCATCTACCAGCTGTGTATGCCGCTGCGCCTGTGATTTTATTCCAATCTGCTCTATTAAATTTACCAGCTGTTATTTCAGCTACCATGTCATCTATGCTTGTAAATCCCATATATCTCCTAGCTATTTATAAAGATCATTTCCCCCCGAAAGTTTCCAGTCGTGGCAGATCCATTTTGTATTAATAAGTTTAAGTAAGCCCCTTCTTTAATTTCTGGTGGCATTTGATTTTCAAAACCGTACATTTTTTCTACTGGCACGTTTGTTTCTAGAGTAGTTATTTGGGCTATTGGTTTAACCAGAACAGCACACATAAAACCACCCGCACCAGCCCCGAAAGTAATAGACTCGATTGATCGAACACCTTTGTCACCACTGTCTAGTGGCCAGAAAGGTGATGTAGTTGTCGCGCCACCAGCAGTACCGCCACCAGCAGTTGCGCATACTCCAATTGCAAGCCCTGGAATTACATTTGCTGTAGATGTTCTTCCAGAAACACCATCGCTATTTGTATAAGTAATTGTGACCGATGCTGTTATGGCCATTGGAGCAGTGACAATTAAAACAATTCTAACCCCTTCACCTGTTGCATATCTTGGCAATGTTTCAGTATTAACCATAATTTGCTGATCAACATTGTCACAATCAATAAGTGGATAAAACATTAAGTAATCATTTAAATAAATGTAATTTGGAATACTTGCAGCAATGCTTACCATTTGCCACCTAAGTAGATGCTTAGATGATCCAGAAACAAAGTTACCTGGATATATTCCACCATTTCCAGCACCAATAAGAGGCGTAGCTGTTAACTCTGATCCAGCAAAAGGATTATATTTAGGAATACCAGATGATTGATTTAAATCTACAAAATATCCAGCTATTGCGTGCGCAGGAACAGTTGGCTTATAGATTTGCTGATAGTGATATTTACCATCAGTTTCAATAGAGTTTCCTAAAATAAATAATCCACTTAATGCCATCAAATTAATCCAATGTGAATGATAATGCGTTAGCTGCAAACTGAGGCTGAACACCATTAGCCATTGTAATTGAACTAGAAAGAGCGGCTCTAGCAATGATAGTTCCTGCGCCTGATGCTGATGTAACAATAGAAGCATATGTAATTACTTCTGTTGTTGCTCCTGAGGCTTGTGGAAATTGCTCTAAATTTGCATTAGATACCTGATTTCCTGAGACCGTAAAATCACTAGCTCTTGTTAATGTTACCCTTGCGTAACTTGGATATGCTGCCTCACTTGTTATTGCCGTTCCTGCTTCTCCTGGATCTGCTGTATGAAGCGCAATCCAAAGATCTGTATTAGCATTCCATGGCAAAGCCGTTCCTACAAAAACCTGATTTAATACTGCTGTTTCTGCTGTATTACTAAAACTCATTAATTCCCCCTAAGAATATGTTAAACTTTCTCTGTCATTCCAAACATTATCGAAATTAGTATTTCCATCTGCCCATATAATTTCAATATCTTGCCCAGTAGTTATTATTTTTTTTATTTTCCAAACAGCTGAGCTTGATGGTGATCCTGCCTCGGCCAATCCAATATAAGTTATTGAATCACTAACGACATCTACATGCTGTTTGTAATCATTACTATTTCCAGCCACTTGACTATTCTCCCAATTAACACCATTCCATACTAAAACATCATTAGGCAATAGGTTCGATATTTTAACATTACCAATGTCCTGCAATTTTCTAACTCTAGATTGTCCACCACCAAAAGATCTATATAAATTCCATTTATTATTTTTTTTATAATAAATCTCTCCCATATGAGTGAAGCACCAATCATCATTTTTCCCTATATTATCTGTTGGTCCGTTAATTAATAAATGAATAAAGCTTCCATCTTTTCCAGGAATTCCTTGTGGTCCAATTATTGATTGACCGTCTTTTCCATTTTGTCCGTCTTTACCAGCTGGTCCTTGTTGGCCAACAACTCCAGGAATTCCTTGTGGTCCTACTGGTCCAGTTTCGCCACGCTCTCCCTTATCACCCTCATCACCTTTTTCTCCCTTTTCTCCGCGTTCTCCCTTTTCTCCTTGAGGTCCTTGATCACCTTTTATCATCTTTTCTTTTATAGAAGATGGTTCAAGTTTTTTAGTGATGGGGTTAAATTTTAATATGCTATTCATTGTTAATTTTCTTATGCTTTAAAGATTTAATTTTATCTCTTTTATCATCTTCATAAACAATATTTGTTTCTTGAAAAACAATTCCATTTAAAGAATATTTTATTGTTTCACAGTTGTCTTTATATGTTGATTCTATTTCTACGCCATCATCATCGATAGAAGGTTGTTTTTGTTTAACTATAGTTTTGTTTTCTGATTCATTCGTATATTTTGAAAAACCAGTTCCTATATTTGCTTCAATAAACTTCTGTGGATCTTCTCCACTAATTGATTCAGTAGGTTTGAATTCTTCATACTTTGTTATAGGTATTAACGTGCTGCGACAATTAAAATGCATTGGGGGTATTGGTTCAGTCCCAGACTTAAAGAACTTACCATGAAGGCCAGAGCATATCTCAGACGTTCTATCATCCATGATTGCGCTGTACTGATATCCAGTTACTACCCCAGTAGATTCAAAATAATCATGTCTAGCATTGTTCATTACTTCAGTATGCTTAGTCCTAGCGTATCTTTCTAATTGAACCTCTGATAGTTCGTTTAATTTATCGTCTAATATACCTAAAACCGAGCTAAGGGGGCGACCGTCCTTGATCGCCGCAATTAGCTCTACACGCGTGTTCTTTAAAATAGAATACTCATAGTCGCCGATAAAGTTAAATACCTCTTTATCAATAACCTCTAGCCACTTATCTTCTTCAAGTGGCTTAGCGAAATTAGATTTTGTCACTTCTGTTTTAGCTTGAACCTGTGAATCTCTGTAAAGTTGCTGAAAGCTATTCTTGAAAACTTGTTTAAGTTCTTTCTTATATTTTAATGATAGGCCATCGATTTTATCTACATTTTGATTTTGAATGATCTTCTTTTTTTCAATTTGATCTTTCAAATCCATAATCATTTTTCTAACGATAGGCTCGGTCTCATTCATTAGACTTTTGTCGTAGTCATCAAGCTTAGTTTTCATAGCCTTGAAGTTTACTTTTTTATGGTAGTCGCCAGGCGTCTGGTCATACGCTTTGGCGAATTCTTTTTTTTCTTCTTCTGGCTCGGTCTTTTCTTCTTTTTTGTCATCTTCTGATGAATCTTCTTCATTCATTTTGTCCTGTGGAACATTGCTAGGTGTAAAGCTTGGTGTTGGTTGCTTAAACTCAACTTCGCCTTCTGGGAATTTAACAAGCTTTCTAAAGTGATTAATCTCTTCTTCGTTTGGCTGATAAGCATTTCCTTTAACTGCCTCTAACCATATTTTAGCAAGTTCTACAGCTTGAGATTCATCAAATGGTTTAAATTTAAACTTAGGGGGATTTTCGACAAATCCAAAGTTGTAGTTAATAATAGGTTTGATGATCTCTTTATTAATCACATCTTCTAGAGAGTTTCTTCTTCTATATATGTGCATAAAGAAAAGATTCATTTGTTCTTTACCAAGGGCTAGTGATCCACCGCCCGTCTCTGATCCAGTAAAACCAACTAAATCAGGAACAAAAAGAGATCTTCCAATGATCATATTAAATAAATGAATGGCTTTATGGTAAGCTTCTCCATTGGTTTTAGCTTCTAGAAACTCAATCTCAACATCTTTAGAAACTGAAATAGCAGTCTTTGTTTGAAATGTTTTAAGTACATTTAAAAGCTTTTCTGAGAATCCACTTGGCGAATTCTTATCATATTTTCCAACTGGAATAGGGCTTGCTGCTTTTTCTAAATAGATAGAAAAAAATCTAGTTACATGAAGCTTTGCAATCCAAGCATTATAAGCAGATCTTAGATCGCTAGTGCCATAAGGATTTTGAAATCTCTTATCATTAATGATGTGAATTAAAGAGTTTCTATCTACATCAATTGAACCATGATTAGTCTTTTGTTCAAACTTAGTGATGTTACCATAATCATCTTGATAAATAAGCCAAGAGTTAGGATGTCTTGTTTTAAGTGATTTAATACCAAGCTTACTATTTTCTCTTATTTTAAAGATTTTCTCAGATATGCTAAATCCAAAATCATATGATGTTAGTAATTCTTCTAGGTCATCGACAAAATTACCTTCGTAATCTTCAAATAGAGCTTGCTTAATGTCTTCTATGATTTCTTCTTGCTCTTCGTCTTGAGATAAGATGTTAGCCCCATCACCTAAGATAAGATCTTTTTTAAGGCGCATACATACTGAAACTTGATCGTCTACAAGCATGCTTTCATATATAGAATAATCAAATTTCTTTTGATAAATGTCGTCTGGATTGTAAGGAGTCTTGTAACTATCGGCAACATAAGGAGATTTAAAATAAGTTTGTTCGATCATATTTGCATATAATTGATCTACTTGGTTTCTTTGTGTTGATGATAAAAGCATGTCTTGGCCATTGCTTGAGTCTGGCATTTAAAATCCTTTTTAAAGTTTAATGATATCGTCTATGTCTTTATGGAAGATGCTTGTATCAGGTTTGACTTGCAGTGCTATAGAACAAGCTATGATAAGATCGTCATGTTTACCTGATGCAGCTTCTATCTTTCCGTTGTTATCAATTAAAGTCAAGCATTCGGATAGTATGTCCTTATCATAGATCTTTAAGTAATCTAGCTCTAAGGCATCTATAAACTTGTCTATCATTAGAGGCCTTGAAATACTATCGGACCTAAATCCAGGTCGATTGTCTTTTTCGTAATTGTAAATGTTGGGGTAAGATAAAAGGTCTAGTTTTAAAAGCACAGCATGGCCGTGATTATTTCTTTCTACTGCAATCACTGGGGGATATAGAGATGGTGATTTATATATCTCTGACATTTCAACAAGCTTTTCAGCAAAGTCGGAGGGTTTAAGTTGGCCATGAAACACAGCTACTATTTCAAGTGATTCAATATCTAGGACAACAGCAGCACTAAAGTCTTTACTTACCCCCTCTGCTGGATCGGCTGCAATGATATAAACTCTATTTTTGATTGGCTCTTTATAGATTTTAATTCCATTTACTTTTCTAATTGGATCAAAAGAATTAGCAATTAGTTCTTGGATTTTCATTAAGTCAATGACCGCATCACCGCTAGTTAAGAAACAAGTCTTGTCATCTTCTGGGTATTCTTGTTCAAAGCTTACTACAGTTTTATCAAAGCTAGATTTTCTCATCTCTGATTTTTTAAATCTTCTGTAGGCAATCTGCTCATGAGTCACATCGATGTTGTATAGCTTTTTGGCTTTATCTATAAGTGCTGTTTCTTCTTCAGTAATATCTAGTGGTTTATGTATTGGCAATTGATACTCTGGAAAGATATACCAAGGAAAGAACATCTTTTCATAAACTGAATCCATGTCTGTCCACATATCATAGAAATAATTAGCAATACCATTGGGGGTAGTTTCTATTGTTACTTGGCCAGTAGTTATGGGAACTGCTTGAAGTGTTGCTTTAAGTTTAGCAGAATCTTTCATGAATGCGGCTTCAGATACATGTAAACGACCTACGGTTCCACCCCTTACTTCTAGGTCACAATAGATTCTAGAGTTTATTTGTGGGAAGTACATTTCATATTTAGATCCACCACCCCTGTCTAGTTCTGGCTTTAGTTGATCTGGAAGTAGATCGTATGCAAGTCTTGGTATTCTGAATAGCTTAGCAATTGCATCTTCTTTGTGGGCTATGATTGCAGCAGTAGCATTTTCATTAAACATAACCCAGTCTAGAAGCTTGATTAGCTCGTTTGTAGAAACACCTTGTTGACGGGCTTTTAGAATCATTTTTCTAAATGATTTAGATTGATTGATTCTTTTTTGAACTACATTTTCTCTGAATGGTATTTTGTTAGACTCTTTATCAATGATAGAATAAAGGTTTGTTACCCGCCAATATGGATCAAGACAATTTTCGAGTAATTGTTTAATATCATTCATTTACTTTTGATCTAAATTTTTTAATTATATCATAAGCAATTTTGTTACCATATAATCTTTCTTTGACAGGAATGTTTTTAGATCCACCAGAAGAAAATGTCGATCTGTGAACAAATTCTTTTAGCAAATAAAACCTTTCGTCTTTAATTTCATACTCTGATATAAAAACAGGATTTTCTTGTTTATTCGCCCAATCAAAAAATATTTTATGATTGAATGTGTTTCCATAATCAGCAGTTCCATAGTATGGAATATCACAATAAATTACAGATAACTTTTCTATATTAACTTTTTCATAAGACAAATTAGTAAGCTCTAGTCGCTCTAGTCGCTCTAGTCGCTGTAGTTGCTGTAGTCGCTCTAGTTGCTGTAGTTGCTGTAGTCGCTCTAGTTGCTGTAGTTGCTGTAGTTGCTGTAGATCGACTCGTCCCATATTTCTAATCAACGCTTTTAAATATAGTCTTTTACCTGTGATATTTAAAAATGGTGGCCATTTATTTATTTTAAATGTTTTAATAAACCAATCATTAAACTCATCAAATACAACAGCTTGATGCATACTTCTTTTTTCTTCTTCAATATCTTTTCCAAATAAATAGCCGTCTCCATTGTTTCCAAAAGACCATATTATTTTAATATAGGCGTTAGATTCTTTTTCTTTAAGAAATTTTTCTCTAGAGATCCACTCTGGTTTAAACACACTGTAATTATACTTTCCATCAATTGAATCTTTAATTAACTCACAAAGTCCTGGTCTTATTTCGTTATAATGAAAGTGCTTATATGATTTATATCTATTTTCTATCATGTAATGGCTTACAGAAAAACCACCACCAAATAAATCATAAAAATGATCTGCATTTGGAAAGAACTTTGCTATTTGATCAATGATCTTTCCCTTAGAGCCTTGATAAGGAATACCATATTTTTTACCACCACCTGCTTTTAACTTCATAACTCTTCACCACAATGAGGGCAAACCTTGTGTTTTTTATCAGATTCAACGCTTTCGGAAGGATTAAAATCAGCATCTTCTAATTCAGGAGCGAAGTTAAGAAGCTCTGGAATATCTAGATTGTCTAACTCTGGCATTTGTAACTCAAAATCAATCATGAAATCAGATAGAGACTCTTGACTAACTTTTGCGTATTTAGAGTTATTTATTAATACAGCCTTAGCAGCTTCTTTCTTGTCCTTAGCTTGAACAATAACGCATGGTAAGCTTGGAATATCATAGCCATCTTCTCTCAATGCTTTTAAAGCTAATACTCTGTGATGGCCATCAATAGTCCATACTTTATTTTTTTTATCAATCCAAACGTGAAAACCAATTGGAAGGCCATCGCTTATTAAAGATTTCTTTAGTTTATCAAATCTATCTTTATCTATTGATTTAAGCTTTCCTTGAAAATGGTTAAGCTCATCAAGTTGATAATAACTTTTAGCTTCGCATTTAATCTGTATAACTTTATCTAAATTCATAACTATTCCTTTAGTTTAGCTTGTTGATTCTTAATATAATTTAAAATATCCATGTGAACATTATTAGTGATGTTATGATCAACTTCATCTTTTACTTTACCAACTGACCTTGTAGCTAGCCATTCCATAATACTAATGTCTTGAGTCTGCATTCCTTTAGCGATCATGGCAGCGATATAAGCGTCGAATACTTTTACTTTCTGAGTTTTAACTTGCTCTAGGAATTCTTTAAGATTTTCAACATCCATGTCTAGATATTTTGATATCGTTTTTTTAAAGATATCTTTATCTAAAGTCTTGATGTCTCTGTATTCATCAGAAAGTTTAGGCCTTCCCTTTCCAAGCTTATTGCCTGGTTGAAAGTTCTTTCCTCCTGTTTTCCTTCCATTTGCCATAGTTACTCATCGCGTTAGTTTCGTGTATTATGTCGCGTTATTTTATTGTTACACAATTTGGATGGCAACATGCGACCGTTGCGCTGATACTACTAAGGGTTTGAAGCAATCTCTTCCCTTTAATTCATATCCCATTATTGTCTTAAGTACCTTTCTAAACATAATTAATATTATGTTGCATCTAGGCTTCATCCAAAACATTTATATATAATTCAAATTTTTCTCATAAAATTCTTTAGTCTTTTCAAGTCCAGCATTGATCCCAACCTTAGCCTTAAATCCTAGCATCTTTCTTGCAAGCTCAGTATTAGCCCTAGAGTGCTTAACATCACCTATTCTTGAAGGTAGGTATTTAGCCTTATCAAGCTTGCCAAGATATGTTAGCAACACGTTTAAACTTATACTATTACCAGCTCCAACATTGTAAATACCAGCAGGGCCATCAATAGATAGCAAGATAGAATCAGCAACATCCTCGACATAAGTAAAGTCCCTTGTTGTTTCTCCGTCACCATAGACCTCTGGCTCTTCATCAAGAATAAACCTTGGGATCACTGGTGTATAGTTCCCGTTAAGACTTTGGCCTGGTCCATAAACATTAAAAAATCTTAATCCTATAGCCTTAACTCCTGTTTGTCTTAATAAATGAACTAGCATTTCATTACATTGTTTTGACATAGCATAAGGACTAAGTGGCATTCCTATTTGATGCTCAGTCCTTACAACTAAATCAGAATCACCATATACGCTTGAACTTGAGGCATAGATAAAATTCTTAACCTCTAAAATATTTGTAAGCTGATAGATATTTGTAAAGCCAATGATGTTAGTTAAAAGAGTTTTTTGGGGGGAAATGAAACTAAGAGGGACGGATCCTACAGCAGCTAAGTGAATGATGACATCTACTTTATTTCCCCACGCAGC